TGACAAGTTGGGGGCGTGGAAGAAAGAATATGCGTTCGAGTCTGCCTTGTTTGTGAGGGCTAAGACGTACACGGAACGGTTGTACTCCCCGCTGAAGAGCGCCCGTAACGCGGCGGGACACAGCGCGGCGGAATGCCGGAACGCCAACCACGTCTCGTGCGAACCCGGCTCCCACAGCCAGGAGGAATGCACTAACTGGAATCATCCGGCATGCTTCCACGTCACCCACATTGCGGGCTTGCCCGTAAAAATTGGGGATCAACTCACGTTTGATGATTTCACGGGCGGGCGCCGTTTCGCGGGGAAGCTGGTTCCTACCCGTGTGCCGGGCGGCGTTGTTTTGCAGGATGTTGGTTTTACAATGCCTAACCTCATGTGATAAATTCTTTGTACGCGGAAAGACCGCCACAGAAAAGTAAAGGACCGCCACAATGGCTACTGAAAAGACCTCCCCCGTAGAAGTTCCCGCAAAGTTTGATGAAACCCCCAACACGGCCGCACCTGTCGCCGCACCCGTCACGGGTGAGCGAAAGGGCAAGCAGCTTTCCGCCACCGTGACGCCGGAATTCTTCGCCGCGTTCACCGATCTGAAGTGGGACCTCCGCAAGGACGTGCCGGCCATGCTCCGTGAAGCCGCTGAGGACTACCTCACCAAGCACAAACACTAAGCCGGGAACCCCGGCGGGGTCTAGGGTTTCTTTCTCTCAGACTTAAACGAATCATTAGTGAATAACGCCCGCTCAACACTTCACAGAATGGCGGAAGCTACCGCCGCCACATAAATAGGAACGTGGCTTACCGGTTGAAAATGTTTTGTCCACCGTGCGATAGCTCCGGCTGAAACCGGCGCACGGTAGGGTGGTGTTAGCACACTACAAACCATTTTCCTGTCAGCCCGAATAGAAACACTCCCCCGTCCCCTGGATGGGGGAGTGTTTCGCCTTAACCACATACTTTAGGAGCACACAACCATGGCACGTATTCATGACCTCCTGGCCTCACTCACGCCGGAACAGACGGCCCTCCTGCCCGAGAATTTCACCACGGATATCGCGGCGGAATATGACAGGGATTTAGACCTGTCCAACGCCGCCGTCGCGGAACGCGAATCACGCATTACCGCCGCGCAGCAGACAATTGCTGAAAGGGAAGCTGAGGCGATCAAACTAAAGGCGGCAAATTGGGATATGCTACAGGCAACACCCGCGCCGAAACCGGCTGGGGAAGATGACGACGTCGATTCCGGCGACATTGAGCCCGACGATGACGACATTTTCGGTAACTAGGTAAAGGAAACAATTTCATAATGGCACTCGACGTAAGGCCCCTCAAGCCAACTGAGAATTGGCAGATGCTCAACTACATTCGAAAGAATGCTTCCCCGGATTATCAGGACCGCATTCCGGCCGCGACAAAGGGCAAGATTCAGGCGACCATCAAGGCCCTGGACACCTACCAGCCCCAGGCAAATGAGTTCCATTCCCTGCTGATCAACAAGGTAGGGTTGCAGATCATCCGCAACACCTCGTGGACCAACCCCATGGCCCCGTTCAAGCGCGGCATGCTCACCCGTGGTGACACCATCGAGGAAATCGCCGTCGGCATCATCAAGGCCACCACCTACGACCCGGACCGGGAAGAGCTCGAAAAGGAACTTTTCGGCACGTCCAAGGTGTACGTTGAGAACAACTTCCACCGCACCAACCGGCGCGACAAGTACAAGATCACCATCAACAACGTCCTGACAGGTCCGGCGTTCGACACCCCGAACGGTTTGCAGTCGCTGATTGCGGCTGAAATGGCCGCACCGTCAACGTCTGACAACCTGGATGAATTCCTGCTCATGACTCAGCTTTTCGCTGAGTATGAGGCCAACGGCGGATTCTACAAGGTCCAGATCCCGGACGTGATCGACATGGATTCCGACGGGACGGACGCACGCCGCGCGCTCCGCACCATCCGCGCGATCACCGAGACGCTGCCGTTCCTCTCCACCAAGTACAACGCGGCCGGCATGATGTCCCACGCAAACCCGGATGACCTGTACCTGTTCCAGTCGCCGGAATTCGCCGCCGCTATCGACGTGGAAGCCCTGGCCGGTGCGTTCAACATCGACAAGGCACGCATTAACGAGCGAACCGTCACGATTCCCCAGGAGCGTTTCGGGATCGACGGGTGTCAGGCCATTCTCACGACAAAGGATTTCTTTGTCGTGGCCGATACGGTGTTCCGTACCGAAACGCTGTGGAACCCGTCCGCGCTCCACACGAACACGTGGCTTCACCACCACGGACTCATTTCCGCGAGCCGGTTTGTTCCGGCCGTCATGTTCACCAGCCACAGGGGAGACGACCAGCCCGTGATTCAGACCCCCGTCACCTCCGTGACCGCCGTTGCCGTGACCAACCGTGCCGGGGATGCTGTGACCGACGTTCAGCGCGGCGAACTCTACTCGCTGTACGCGGAAGCGACCACTACCCCGGCCGGCGGGGATAACAACGCCGTCCGCTACACCCTGACGGGCAACACGTCGCAGCGTACGTGGATTTCCATGACGGGTGTGCTTCACGTCGGCGGCGATGAAGGCGCAACGAGCCTGTCCGTTCAGGCGATTGCTACCTGGACTGATCCGAAGGGCTTGCAGAAGGACGGCGTCAAGTCTGCCGTCAAGACGCTCACCGTCTCCGGCGACTCCACCGTTTCATGGCCGATTGCCGGGGATGCGTCTCAGGCGGTCACGGGTATCACGGTTGAGGGTGTCGCCGTGTCGCCGGCGTTCGCACCGGGCACCACGGCCTACACCGTTATTGTTCCGGGTGGCACGACTACCCTGGATGAAATCGTTGTGACCGGCCCCGACACCGGCGACGTTCTCATTGAGCTCAATGAGGCTGGCGACGTGTTCACCGTCACCGCGAACAGTGCACCCGGCGATCCCGTGTACACTGTCACTGTGAACTAGTTCAATCCCCATGATGGGCTAGTTCCGGGGCTGTGGCGCTCCTGACAAAGAATCCCCTAACACGCTCTTAAACGTGTTAGGGGATTCTTTGTGTAAAGGCTTGCGTCCGTTCACGCATCATGCAATAATAATTACAGAACGCAGGAACGCCACAGCATAAGGGGAACAAAATGTTCATTGTCAAAGAAACCACTACCAACACCAACGCCACATTCGGCTACCCCACGGAAGAAGAGGCGCAGGAACGTTGCGACGGCTTCAACTGGCAAGCCGCTAACGGCACCTGGAACAGCATGAACTATGTTGTAGAAATGGTTACCGACAACGACGCATTCAAGTCGTACCCGTTCTAACCGGAACGCGAAGGCCCTCACCTTATGGTGAGGGCCTTTTCTTTTGTCGAGAGCCCCGACAGTCAGCCGGGAGCCCCGGCGGGCAATTTGAAATACAGGGTAGGCTATGAAAAACCTCCCGCTAAACAGACTGTAAGGTTGGCCCTATGAACGCCATAGAAGAACTACCACAAACACGCACCCACGGCCTCGACTTCAACTACTCTTTGTGGGGTGCCCGCACCCGGATTAGCTTGCACACGGTGCCCTGGAATTCAGACTACCGCGACGTCGTCCGCTTCGACACCCCCGCCGCCCTGGATGACTGGTTGCTGAATGATTCCGGCCCGCAAATCACCATCCAAAACGCCACCTACGCCCGCTTCGGCCAACCCATCGCCCTCAACATCCCCTTCAACGTGGCGCAACGCTACAACTACTTGCGCGCGTTCAACCCAGCCCAACCCATCGACGGCGACGTTGACCGCGCGTTCTACTACTTCATCGGCGCACCCGAATACGTCAACCCCAACACCACCCGCTTCATGGTCCAACTCGACGTGTTCCAAACCTTCGGCTACGGCATTTCGTTTGGGAACTGCTATATCGAGAGGGGCCACATCGGCATTGCCAACGAGAACCAGTTCAACGATTTTGGGCGGGAATTCCTGACCATCCCGGAAGGTCTCGACGTCGGCGGCGAATATCAGATCATCGACCAGTGGTCCACCACCCTGGCAACCGCCCGCAACGTGAGCGCTGATACCAACGCCTATAGCATCATGGTGACTTCCACCGTGAAGCTGGATGTTGACCCCGGCACGTTGTCTGATCCGAAACTGAATTCTTCCGACGGTTCATTGTTGGAGAATCTTCCCAACGGTGCTGAAACCTACATTTTCGACACCCTCAACGACTTCCGAGCATTCCTGACGGCATTCTCCGATAAACCGTGGATCACTCAGGGTGTTATCCGTATTGCGGCGATCCCGTCCATTGACTTCTACCAAATGAACACCAGCCCCGTAACCATTGCAGGCGTCAACATGCGTTCAGTCAACGCGGGATCCCTGTCGAACCGCAAAGTGCAAATGGCTAACAACTGGCGCAACGATGTTGTGTTGGGGCACGAGGGGCGATACTCCCATTTGAAGAAGTTCCTCACGTACCCGTATTGCGCCATTGAGATGACGGCGTACACGGGCACCCCGTTGGTGATTAAACCCGAGTCCTGGAATGACCCGCATGCATCCGTGGTGGAGGTTCCTCACTTCGCGGAACCCGGCCCGCGCCTCCTGTTCTACCCGTACCGGTACAACGCGGCATCACCCGGCGTTGACCCGGTAACGGATGCTTACGGGGTGTTCAACGACGGCGGCGAATTCTACGACTTCGCTACCGGCATTTTCAACTTCCCCACCTTCTCACTCGTGAACAACGGCTACATGGGATTCATGGCCTCCAACGCCCACAGCATCGCCTACCAACACCAGAGCGCGGACTGGTCACAGCAACGCGCCATGCAAGGCAATGAAGTCTCCGCGTCCCAGGCGACGGCGGGCATCGCTACGTCACAGAGCGTGAACAGGCAGGGCATCAACGCGGCCAACCAGCAAAACACTGTGGCTAACACAGCGCAAAACTCACATACCGCCATTAATGGCCTCACCGGCATTGCCAAGGGTGCTATGGGCGGAGCAGGTAGCGGCATGGGTGGAATGATGGCAGGAATGGCGGCGGGAGCCGTTAGCGCAAGCGCGGATTTCGCAAACGCCAGCATTGATATTGCCGCGCGCAATTCAAGTCTTGGCATTTCAAACTCACTTTCAGCGGGCACCAACCGTTCACAAAATGAACTCTCGGGCTTCACCCGGGATACCAACAAAACGTATGGGGATTTCGCGGCGCAGGGCGATTACCAGAATGCCATTGCGGGGATTAACGCGAAAGTGCAGGATGCCCGGCTGATTCAGCCGACCACGAGCGGGCAGATGGGCGGGGACGCGTTCAACCTGGCAACGTATAAGTGGGGCTATGACCTGAAGCTCAAAATGATTCAGCCGTCCGCTATGGCGGCGAATGGTGAATACTGGCTACGGTATGGTTATGCTGTAAACAGGTTCGGTAAAATGCCGGATAGCTTGCAAGTGATGGAAAAGTTCACGTACTGGAAGGTACGTGAAACGTACATTACGGCGGCTGAATGCCCTGAAATGTTTAAGCAGGCAATTCGGGGTATTTTTGAAAAGGGTGTGACCGTGTGGGCGAATCCCGCCGATATCGGCACCATTGACATAGGGGACAATGCTCCCTTGGAAGGTGTGATCCTGTAATGGGACGTACTGATTTGGTTCTCACGAATTTTTATAATCCGCATTTGAACGCGGGGAAACGCCAGCGGAACCCCGTCAGGGATCAGCAGGCGTTTACTGAAATGATGCTTCGCCGTGTCATTTCTGAAATGTGCATGAATCGGTTTGAATGGAAGGGTCTTCCCGATTCCGTGAACCCGCGTTTTCTGGAACTCGAAATCTTTTACCGGGGCATGTGCGTCTACTACCACGACAAGCTAACCGGCCAGGATGTTGTCGCGCAGGGCGCGAACGTAGGGTACATGAATGCCTTTGACGAACCAACATCCTTTACCGTCATCGGCTCAAACCGTCAGCCGCTGGAACTGTCCGTGAAAAAGGCTGTACCGATTTACGCGAACTATCTCCGGACACCGGAAACAGATGTGGTGGAAATGTACGCCATGAAGATTGCCAAGTTCGACCGAACCATCGAAATCACCGGCGACAACATGAGACAACCCAAGGTCATTAAAGCCAAAGAAAATCAGCGGCTCACCATGTCGAACCTCAACCGCATGCACGAGGAAGGCCAGGGTGTGATCTTCGCCGCCGACACCCTCAACCTGGACGACATTGAAG